TACGAATTGACATAAGTATACATTTGTTGTTGCAGTTTCTGTTCCATATGTAGCAGTGAATGTGGTATCACTTGAAACTTCAACATCATATAATGTGAAAATTCCTAAATTATTCGTTATACCGCTGTTAAACGAAGAAAAGAAGAAAAAATTTAAAATTTAAAAAAAGGTTTTGATAAAAAATGTATAAATTTAAAGCAAAATTCCAATTATCAAACGAATTCATAAGCAGTGAATCCGAAGAAATACAAAAAACAATGCAATTATCGGAGCCCCTAATACAAATCATAACACCAACCAACAATTACCATATCAACGATATAATACCCATCACAATAACAATAACCAACCGTAAAGGGCAACCAATACCAAATCTAGGATTCACTCTCACAATAAATGGGACCAGTTACAGTTGCACTACAAATTCTGAAGGAATTTATACATTTGATTACACTATCCTTACTGATGATGATCTTGAAGTGACAATAACAACAAACATCACAAGCGTTTATGACACTGTAACAGTAGAGGAAACAATAGCAATAGATAGCCGTGAATACACAAACCTCTCAATAGTATCCAGTGCAAGTTCAACAATATTCCTAAACGGCTTCACATTAACAGCAACATTGAAGGACGCAAACGGAAACCTAATCAACGGTGCAGTGAAATTCTATGAAGGGTCTACACTTCTAGGAACGGTAAACACTATTAATGGAGTTGCAGAGTATACTGTATCGAATGCAAGCATAACAAGCCATATTTATCATGCAGTGTTTGAACAAACCACCGATTACCATGAGGCAACAAGTTCAAATGTGACTGTCAATGTTACAAAAGACACTCCGAAACTATCTAAACTTACTGGAGATCTTTACAGTGGATGGGTTACAGCTTGCCAATTGACTAATAGTAAAGGAACCGCCCTATCAAGCAAGACTGTAAGCATAAAGATTAGTACAAATAACAGCACCTGGAGCACATTTAACAAAACCACTAACTCTAGTGGTAAGGCCAGTCAAACAATCACTGGCGGTGCACAGAAAATATATGTGCAATATGTGTTTGCTGGTGATTCACAATACAATGCAGTTACACTTACAGGAACCTTCAACATACTCAGTCCTAAAAGCGTTAAAAAGGCGGCAGGCACTATCGTATCAAATCCTGCTAGCGATAGTGGATCATATAGGAAATGGTATGATACCTATACTGATGGTGATGACAATCCTATACGTGCAGGTAACACCTGTAACTCTGCAGTTATTGCAGGTAAAAATGGAACCCACAATAGGCCTGCTGATGTTGTTAAGACAGGTTGGGGATTCAACATTCCAACCGGTGCAACAATAACAAAAATAGTCTGTGCATGGAAGAGTAAGCAAGGTGAATGTGGTAACGCTTACCCAAGCATACCTGCAGGTACAGTGACATTGAAGGTTGGAAGTTTAACTTTAACAGGAACTGGAAGTAAAGGTGGTAACGGATCATATGTATCATCAAGCAAGACATGGTCCAGTCCAAATGTATCCGCAGCAAACGTTAACAGCAGCAGCATGAAGTTAACCCTTTCACATGCAGCTAACACTAATACTAATCCTGGTCTGTTCTATGTGATAGGGCCTAATTTGACAGTTTATTACAATCCAGCACAAGGAAGTGTATAGATTATGGTGACAACACAAAAATTCTATGCTAAAAACATAACACAAACTTCAGAAAACACAGTGTGGAATAGTACTAATCCTCAAAATCCACGTAAGTATAGGCAGTTTGTAAATTTAGATGCCTTGAAGGCAGATGACTCAAATTATGCAACATGTAGCAACCTTGCAGGTAAGAATGGGACCCATAACCGGCCTTCAACTGTTACTTTCACTAATTTTAATATCAGTTTGCCAACGGATATTATCATTAAAAAGATTGTTGTAGGTTATGCACATAACAAGGTAAGTTACAGCAGCAAGACAGCTTATCCTAATGTAGGTGCACCTACAATTAGCTTGATAAATGTTAGTGCTAGTGGAAAAGGGAATGCAGTTCCTATAAATTATTCTAAATACACTAAAAGTTTCAGCATTTCACCAAACAGGTCTAAAGTTATCAGCAGCAATTTCGGTGTTAAGATAAATTACCCAGTCAACAGTAACACTAATCCTGGAGCAATCAAGTTAGGTTACTGTTGGGTACAGGTGGTTTATGAAAAAGTACAGAAACAAGTGAGCGGAGCGGTTAAAAAGACTACAACTTCTACAAATACTCAGATTGTAGAGGATATTGTAGGGATTAACAGCACAGCGACTAGTGTTTTTGTAGGGGATACGTGCCTTATTGATGTGGATGTTACAACTTCAGCCGCTAACACTCCACTGAAATTTGAAATAGATCTTGGAGAAGATTTCACATTCGTGGAAAAAACCGAAGGTGATGGGACAATAACCAGCGATGATGGCCTTTTCTGGGAAGTTCTCACTGCAAACACCACAGCACATATACAATTCAGCGTCATAGGGGCAACAGTAGGAACACATTATATAATAATTACAGATGTCACCAATCCAAATGATACAAAAATTGTAAAGAAGATTGGTATTGTAACCTTGGCGGAGCAATTGGTATGTTATCCTAGCCTTCCAACAGATGGCATTGAAAACGATACCGTAACATATACGCTTGAAGTGTTTAGCACAAACCCTTTAGCTGTTAATAAGGAATTGGAAGTTACTTTGCCTCCGGAAATTGTTATTGATGGTGTTGATACTGATTATGGAAGTGCAACTTTTGAAAATGGTGCGGAAGAGAACCTCATCACTTGGGAAGTGGAATTCCAAGAGCAACATGCAGAGATTGAAATCACTGTAGAGCTAACTAGCAGTGGAGTTTACTCTCAAGTGTTTAAAGACGTCACTGATGAAGAGCATGTAATAAACACATGCTCTATCCATGTGAAGCCGGAAACATTAACTGTACCGTTCTACAGCATTACTGAAGTGGCAGATGAGATGTATAACCGCTTTGGCCAAGGCGTGAATTACAATGTGTCATGCTACATGAAGGTAGAGATCACTGATGACCCAGAAACTGTAGCGGATGAGCAGGACCTTTTTGAAACATACGCATATAATTACCGTTTAGGTGTTGTCCAGGGGGATTTCCAGAACGAGATTGAAATGCTTGAAATCGCAGAATGGTCTGACCCAATAAGCAACCTTGGAGAATGGGAGCTTTTAACCGTTAACTTCAACTTTGAAGAGGGCAAACCGATACACATCATAAGGACTGGTGAATACATTGAAAACCAGGCCACATTTATGGATGTCTACTTCTCTGAAGCATGCATAATAGAGCAAAGCGTGAATGATGGTTTTGAATTGCCAGGCAATTATCCTGTCCCTATACATGGGATAAACACTCCAATAGGTTATAATGATGACCTTGAGGATGTTGAAGAGGATGCAATAGTAAGCCCTTCGGTTTTCAATATGGCTAAGCTTGAAAACACTACTGGCGTTAGGTTATATGATCTTGATACTGATGAGTTAGTGCTGCTAAATGCAGTTGTGGAAGGTGTGAGCGTTCATTTGGATGTGCAGACCGATAAAAGCACAAACCTATTATGCAGATTGGTTATGCCTAACGGCAAGGTAGGTTCAAGGAGCATAAACCTTGAAGATGAAACCAATGGGCCGATAAGCATAGGTGGAAAGTTTGACCTTTGGGGATTGGACTTTGAGGACTTTAACATAGAATCCTTGGAGGATGTTGAGATAGAGGTCATTGCACAGAACCCTTATCTCTACGATAGTGTTCTTGAAATCACTAATGCATTGCTTGAATATCATTATCTGGAATTGGATGATAGTTTCATTGAATTCTGGATAAGCAAGGAACAGACCATTGATGATGATACAGGCAAGGCTGTTGAGAAATGGATTAGCAGCAGATATTACAATATGAGCCTGAGAAATGCTGAAGGAGTGCTTGGTGCAAACAATGATGTCAGCTATTACCAGGTAAACGGTTCGGATAAAACCATCCCTTACTTATCAAATATTGTAAGTAAGAACCTTGACCTTGAGTTCAGCATTGGAAATTGCAGCATTGAAGAGGCTACAATATTCCTGCAACGTGTGGGCAAATTATTCAGCAATAATAGGGATGATTTTAACAACCCATACTTGAATAAGATTAAGTTTTCACATATCCCTGATATTTTCTATGAGTATATCATGGAGGACCATATCAAGGAAAAGATTGAAACTGGAATCTACAAATGTACTGTTAGTTTGAAAATCCCAGCAGGTACTGCCTATAGCATTGAAGAGTCTGTGACAGTAAGTCAAGGTGCAAACAATGGTATCGCAAAGGTTAGTCCTGTAATACAATTGTTGGCCTTGGATGATACTGTAGACCTCACAGAGAGAAAGTCAGGGCAGAACCTTAACCTTATCGCTACTGGAACCAATGACATAACCGCTAACGATTATATTGTTATTGACTGTGAAAACATGAAAGTTACCAAAAACACATTAGAGGATGACGGTACTTTCACCACAGTTGACATTACAGATCATGTTGACTTTGACAGCAAATGGTTTAATATTATTGGCGAATATGACTTTGACGCAGGGGAGACTGCACTTGTGCAAAATGTAAGATTCCGCGAAAGATGGTGATAGTTTATGGTAGTTGATGTTATAATATTATCCCCAGATGAAAATTTCATAGCTTGGCTTGACACCACTGTGGTTGACTTGAAGGAAACCAATGAAGCGGCCATGATTAAGGAGATCCAGCTTAAGCATATTTTAACTGAGGATGTTGAATTGTCGAAATGGTACAGGCAAGGCAATAAGATATTTGTTGGTGGAGGCAATGGCCTCAATCCCTGCCTTTACGTTATCAATCAGGATTACGAATTGGATACATGGGAGGACCAGACTGTTAGCTTACGTGCAGAAGAGGTTCTTGTCGAGCTGAACAATGTCGAGCTCTACAGCTATACTGGCAGCAGCCCTATAACTGTGAATTCAACTTTCCTCACTAGTGTGTTTGGAGATTATTTCACCATCAAAGAGGTAGATTCATTTGTTACCAGACAGAACAATCAGATTCAGCCTGTAGGTACAATGACTCTGATTGAGCTCATGCGTCTTATTGAAGCTGAAACTGGTATGGTCTTTGTAACTGAATATGAATTGTCTGAAACATCAAACAATGTCATTAAAAGGTATCTTAGCCTAAAGCAACCAGGAAATATAGGTTACACTTTCACACAGGCATTGGATGTAGGCCGTAACCTGGATAATATCAGCTGCACTGTAGATGAGACAGATACTATACGTGGTGTAAGTCCAAAATTCAGTCTCAATGAAGATAATTCAGCTACAAGCTCTACAAGCATGACAAAAGCTGAACTTGCAGCAGTGATTAACGCTTACAAAACATTAGAGGTTACAAAAGGCACTAGCATACCTATGATCATTGAAAAGCAGGTTGAGAACAATGTCGAGACAGAAGTGATAACCGCTTACTGGTATGCTCCTTTCACAAAACAAGCCAATAAGTTATATGTTGAAGATGACAGCGGACCGGATTCAGATTACAGCACAACCGAAGCCAATTATAACCAAATTTACAGCAAAAAGGATAATGACAGTTTAAAGAAAGTCCCAAAACTGGGAACCATCAGCACTTCAGAAACCAATAAGTATCTGATTTATAATGCGTGTGCAAGGGAATTGCTTGAAAAGCGTTATCCTGAGATACATATTGATGTGAAACTTGCAGACCTTAACCTTATGCTTGGAGATCATGATTCAAGTTATAATGTGTTTGACAAGGTCTTTGTTAAGGTTCCTGGTTACAATACACTTATAGAGGCTTATGTCACCAAGACAGTTAAGGATCCTTTGGATGTTGGTGAAAACCAAATCACTATAAGCAATGCGAAGGTAGGTACAAAGGTGACACAGGTGAGCACCAGCCTTACCGTTGACAATCTCACCAACAATACTGTAACTATCAATAAGAAAGGAACTGCCTTGACTGGAAAGCTCTTAAGTGAAGGTGTGGCATTGCCAAATGCGGTTGTTAGCATAAGCTTTCAGAAATATGTTGAAGAGAAAACTCCTGTCATTGATGTTCAGGGAGTGGAACTTCAGGGAGTGACAACACAAAAGGCAAAGACAAAGACCATCACAGAGAAGGTCAAGCGTACTGATGTCATAACCGCTTGGGGTTACAATACCTGTTCCTGCTGTGCATATCCTAAAAACCCTTACAAGAAAGTAAAGAAAACCTACTTGAACAAATGCCCTCATTGTGGCAAAACAATGGTGTTGAAGGATAATCCTAAAAAATGCAAGGATGGGGAAATCACATGTTCCTCTTGCGGAGCGGACTACTGTATCAACTGCGGAGGTGACAAGAAAAACAAGACCTGGTGTAAAAAATGGAAATTGACACCAGCTAGTGAGTACACTACCGTTACACGTGAGGTTCCAATAACCACTGCAACAGAAAAAACAAACAACAGTAAGAATTATGATGTTAAAGATCCTACAGCAAGTCCAGCTGCACAAAAGCTCATCAAGAAATACAGTGTTCCTACATTAGTTGTTGCCAAGGCAAAGAAGATAGGTTATGGCAAAACCACAGATACTGCAAAGTTAAGGGCAATTGCAGATTGGATGGGATTAGGATCAAGTGGAAATATCAAATACCAGAAATACGAATGCTTGAAACGTGGTGCAACTGGTACATTAACCAGTAAGAAAGGTAATTGTGCGGACCAAACAGCTCTTGCTGTTGCATTGGCACGTGCAATGGGCATAAAGTCAAGGTATGTTCACCGTAAAGGCCATTTCTACGGAGAGTACTATATCAACCATTCCTGGTTTATCATGGATACAGTAACAAGTAAAGGATGGGGCCATTACTGGAATGGTAGCGGTGCATTGATTAGCAAAGGTTACAGTTTCAAAGGCTGCAAAGTCTACTAATAAGGAGGGTTAAAGTTTTGACTTTAGAAGGTAAATCATTAAAATTTATGAAAACCTATACCAGGGCAACTGGCAGTGATGGGAAGTTCAGCATTCCTATCAATCTTGCAAAGGGAGATTACCAGGTCACTATCAATTATGGTGGGGATTTGGAACATGCCCCTTCAAGCAAGACTGTTAATCTTCATGTGGGATGAGTTATATGTCTGATGATTATTGCTTAAACTGTGCATTCCACAATCCAAATGCTGAATATGGATGTGAGATGTCAGAGGACATTGTTGTCTGTAGTGTGAAAATGAGAAAAAAGAAACAAGAAAAACAAGAGGTTAAGAAAATATGAAATATGGAAATAAGGCCTTGGTAACTGAAGCATCACAAATAAAAAATTTCATTGAGAAAAATAAGAAAGTGCCTAAAGCTGCAACACTCACTACTGGTGAAACGTTATCCCCTTACAGTATTGCATACTTGTTGTCTTTAGCAGTGAAAGATAATCTTAAAAGCAAGAGTTATGATTTGGTAAATGTGATAATTTACAATCCTGCAAAGAAACATGTTGACACCATCAATGCTGATGTTGTCAAGAAGGATTACATGATCATGATTGATAACTTCATAAAGTTTTGCAGGAAATATCATCGTGTTCCAAGATACATAACAGTTCCAAGTCTTGATGTTAAGGTATCATTTGAACTGTACCTTTATTGTATCAGTAAAATCGTATTGTTCATTGATAAAAACAAGAAAATGCCGAACTATTGCAATTTTAATAAATCATTCAGTTCAAATACTGCAAAGGTTACCTCAACAGTGAAAAAAGAGGTTAAGAAATCTACATCAACCAGTACAAACACTAACATTTATACAAGTTCCCCACATCCAACCAAAAAAGGATGCGGAGGAATGGGCCAAGACACCAGCTATTACTGTGGAGTATCAGCATTACAAAAATGCCTTTTCAAATTTGGCATAACTGACTTCTCTCAAAAGACCCTTGCAGGTTATGCCGGAACCACCACCAAGGGAACAAGTCATGATGGAATCCGAACAGCTGTAGCATATGTGAACAAGAAAAAAGGAACCAATATCAAAGTGACTGAAAAGACATTCACAGAGATAGGCGGATGGAAAGGAATAGCTAAAGTATTGGCCAACAAGAACCAGGACATTATATTCCACAACAAGTACAGATTAAAATACGGCCATTACGAAGTGATGAACCAATTGAACCTGACAACAAATTATGCGAAAGTGTTGAACAGCCTTGGCAACAAATGCACCAGCAACTGCTATTGCGGTTATGTTGAGGACAGGTCATGCAATACAATGAAGAAGTATATGGATGCAGTAAGTCAGAAAAGCTTGATAATACTTACAAAAGGATGAATGATGTTTATGGATTATTTAGATTTTTTACAAAAAGTTAATGATTTGTTTTTTAAGATCATTGGAGACAATTCAATCACTATAAATTTACAAGTTTTCATCAATGGCAAGAGGCATGAGTTAGATCTTCCTGATGAAAAGGAATTGATTGAAGATTATGTACAATAATGAATGAGGTGTTAAAACATGAAAAGCTTAAAAATACCATCTAGGATTGTAAAAATTATTGTTACAATCGTATTTGCAATTTTGACTACCATAGCCACTATGACTCCTGAAGGTTTGGCAGCTTATTTGCCACAGGAATTTGCCGGATGTGCTGCTCTTATAATTATCCTTGCAGGGGCAATAGTGGATCAGTACGCTGAAGAGAAGAGAGTTGTACGTGCTGAAGAGTTAGCGATACAGCAGTCTGCTACTGTTCTTGGTGCTCCTTTGGATGGTGGCATTGTTTTGAATGATGAGTATATAGCTCCAGATGATTCAGAAATTGAGGATGTTTCTGATGATGGATGTTAAAGGACCAAAAATAACCCTATTTTTGTGGAAAAGTTAGTTTTTGTGAGGCCCTAAAACTTGATTGTTTTATGGTCTCTTATTTTTTTTTAAAATAATTGTATTACATTGCTTGTATTACAAATCGGCAGTTTAATAAGTGATTAAGGCCATAAATAAATAGTAGGAGAGGCAAATTTTGCTTATATTAAAATTTTGATGTATGGTTTGGTTTTTTTATCATTTCATTTTTGTTACTCTTCTTGATAATTTTGTATTAATTTATTATTTAATTGATTATTGATTTGCCTTTCCTGCCTTAACAATCACCTTATTAAGTCAACAACTATTTGTATGTATCAAAGGATTAGGAGGGAGTCCCATTTTTTGTGGATTCCCTCCTTTTTTTTATTTTTCAAATGCTCTCGCTTAATCTTTATATGCTTCTAAGAATAAAAATAATATTACTTATTTTCTAATAAGTAAAGTGTTTTATGGTGTAGATAATTTCTGGGTTCATTATCGATTAGTACTTGATAATGAATCCTTCTTTTTTTTTTAAAAATTACGGTTTAATGAACTTAATTAAACAGAAGGAAGCCCGTAAAGTGTTTGAGGATATATTACGTGAAAATAATATAAAATTATAAAAAATTTTGTATTTTTTTATATTTTTTCTTCATTTTTTAGTATTTTTTTAAGTTTTTTTTACTATTTTTGGGTAAAAAACATTAAATTTATATTATACTTATCACATAATATTATTTGACTTAGTTCTCGGTAAGTCAAAATTCTTGGGTATAGTCAATGTTGGGTTTTAATTGACTACTCCTCGGTGCTGTTTCTGCATACTTGTACTGTTCTTGTATTGCTTGTGGCCACTCCTAGGAATGTGGTCACATTAAACAGCTTTAAATAATCTACTTTTTTTCATTAAATTATTTCTTTGCATATGCTCTTTTGAAAACATTTAAATCTTATTTTATTCAATATTTATACTGAGGAGTGTTCTTTGTAATTGTTATTGATATGGCCCTAACCCAAGTCATATTAAAAAAATAAATACTAAATATGGTATGTGTTTTTTTAATTAAAGCTAGGCTTGGCTATATCCAGGGATTCTTACCGAGAACTAAGCGTTCCTTGTAGTCAAGGCCTTTCTATAGGAGGGATTGGCCATGACCTTAATCTTAGAAGGTATCTTCCATATTTTGGTTGGTATTTTTTTCATAATTATGGGAATCTTTTTTTAGATTTTCATACTTGATTAAGTCTATTCTTTAGTTACTAGGGATTCGAGTTTTTTATTTAGTTCACTTACTTTTTATTAATTTTTCTCGTAGTAATGATTGTTTGGAATGCTCCTCTTTTACTAGGAACTATTTTTTTCATTATTTATAATTTTTTCACTTTTTTTCTTTTTTTAGACAAGTTTCGTAAAATTTTAATTTGTTCGTATAATATGAGATTGTTTAGGTTTCTAATTTTATATACTAGTTTTTACAGAATAATAATCACTCTTTTTTAAATATTAAAAAAACATAACCAAGCCAGAAAATATCCACTTGCTTATTTGGAATAAGCAAGTAAACAATAGTAGGCTTTGTAAATCAGAACAAAAACAAACCAAACATTCATAGGCTAAACATTGAAAACTAGGTAAACAAAATCAAGCTTTATTAGTTTTCACATGCTCTATACAACAAAGGCAAAAATATTTAAAAAAGATAAAAAAATATGAAGTGATTAAAAATGAAGAGAAACAATTTTTGCCAAACCGACAAGCTACTCCATCAAAGGGTAAAAGACTTATCAAAGTCAAGCCAAAAGGAATACAATTATGTCTTCGATGACATATACCACCTGACAGGAAGAACACCTACAGAACTAGTAAAGATTGGACTTCAGGAACAAGATCCATACGCAACCAACGAAAAGGGAGAGAAAACATACGAATACCTACCATTCAGAACCATAACCAGTATCCATGAGGAATATGAGGAATACCTGCGAAAAAATAGCAACATAAAGGAATCAACCATCAAAGGAAGATTGCTATACTTCAGAAGCTTATTCAATAAGCATAGGATAGAACTTCCAGACATGCCAATATTCCACATCAAAAAACCACGTACAAGATTAAAGGAACTGCCTTTAGACAGTGAATTGAAACTAGCTATTGAATTGTCAACAGAACCAGTGCAACCTTTATTATTCCTGACACCAAGGGTAACAGGCCTTCGTTTAAGTGATATAGAAACCTTCACCTATAACACAGTATTGGAAGCAACAAAACTTTATCATGACGGAACACTTGAAGACCTATTGAGCAAGAACCCTTATGAGATCATACCACGTTTTGAATTAGACCCTGTGAAAACAGAAAAGCAAGGTAACCTTTGCATAACATTTGCCACTCCAGAATGGACATATTATTTCTTCAGATACACCAAGTGGAGACAAAGGAAATATGAGGAAGCTGTAGATGAGCTTGAAAGATTGAAGCATGATGTGAGGGCAAAGAACAAGCATCGCAAAAACCGTATTGAAAAAAGGATACAGAAACTGAAAATCACTCCAGAATCCCCATTGTTCATTTCAAATTTATCCAGGGTAACCGGCTTGACAAAGGGAAGCATGGGAAGATTATTCTATGACATGAATGAGAAACTAATGTATGAATTAGGGCCTGATTATAATTATAAGAATGAGGATAACAATTACGGCCGTTTCAGAGCACATAACCTTCGTAAGCTATTCAGTACAACATGCAGGGTAAATATGGTTAAAATAAATGTTGAAAATCGTAACGATAAGTTCAGGGAATTAGACATAGTCTCATTGTTCACAGGACATACTCCTCCAAACATGAGCAACAGTGAAGTTTATGATGCTGTTGAGGAGGATAGTTTTGATAGTGAATTGAGACAAGTGTATACTGCTCTTGTACCTTTCAACACAATCTATCGTGAGCAGTATGATTTGGAGCAGGAAAGACAAAGGGCTTTAGAACTTCAGAAAGAGAATGAAAGAATCAAAAAGGATATTGATTCTGCAGTGAATCAGAAAATAAGTGAAGTGTTTAACGAGTATGGCATTGAGGAAATACTTAAAAAACATGGGCTATAAACATAATAATATAGGTGAATGCTTATGGTATTTGGAAAACTTAAGAAAAAGCATAATGAGATTATTGAAAATGCTCCAAATGCAGATGAAAGAAAGCTTAATCTTGAAGCTAAAAAACTAATGCGTCAACATGACATAGAGGGAATGACTTATAGGGAATTTTTAAAAAGTAAAGGAGTAGACCTTAACAAGAATACTCCAGAACTTGTTAATGAATACCTTACTGATTGCTCCTGGGTAAAGCAGTATGATATTGATTGTTGGGTGCAGCTTAACGAGTCATATATGGATGTTAACAATTATGCAGGTGCAGCATTATCAGGTGGAAGATCTAACTTCACTATGAGCAATCGAAAAAAGCTAGAAGTTAAGACTGTAGCTTACATTGCAGATAAGGGTGTTGTTTTCAAGAAGGCAATCAATAAGGCTGAAGACTTGAGGTTGCCATGGGAAACAATCACTAGCGTTAGCGTTGATGGCAAGAAAGGTGATATTGTTTGCGATAATGTGACTTATGTTGTCCAGTTTTTGCATAAGCAATTATGCAGCATATTCTTTGAGTATGTTGAAGGCCATATGTCTGGTGTCAAAGAGGAAGGTTGGAGCTAGAAATATAATGTTTATGAATACTTAGATAGAGGCCATATTTTAGAGAATAAAATTATGACCCTATTCTTTTTCAACAGTTAATTTTATATATGTGCAGACCTATATATAAAATATAGGTTAGAACCTAATTAACCTAGGAAGTGATAAAAAATGTTATTTAGTAAAATATGGCCTCCACATATAATAGAGGCAACAGAAATAAAAGACTGGAAAACATTCAGTTACGAATATGCAATAGACAATGGATTAAATCAACTTGAAGCCGAAAGCTTTTCAGATATGATAAGCTATTTCATAGGAAACGGTCCAGCAGTACCTTTAGAAAATAAATACTTCAAGGTGCAGAAGATACAGTTTGATATTTTAGCTGCAATTCCAGACATAAGGATGGCACATGAAGATGAAAAAGAGCAAATAAGATTATTGTTTGACTATGTTTTCATAATGTACAATGAGAAGATCTACCAGTACACAAAAAAATCAGAAAAGTTAAGTTTCAGGATAACAAAGAAACAGTATGATGACTTCATGAGTGTTCCTGGAAAAGATAAGGCAGACAAACTGCAAACATTACTATCAAGCTATTATCCTCCTACCAGTATTGAGAAAGATACTAATAAACAGAATGTTTGTGTTACTTGCAAGCACTTTGCTATAAAGGGAGGGTATTCTGGTGAGAACAAATACCTATGCCTTAAAGACCATATTCCAAATGCCCTTAATATTGGTATCAATTGTGATGACTATGAGAAAATATCTAAGGAAGATTATGTGAGATTAGAAGTAGCCCCTCGTTATGGCAGAACAGTACAGCAAGAGAGAGAAATCATGGAAGCATTAAACAATGGGAAAAAAGTTCTTTTAGTTGATCATGAAACATTGAAGAATAATCTCCTAGGACAGTTCCATGTAATCTATAAGAATGCTGATAAAGATGAGTGATGGAGTTTAATCATTAGTATTTTTAAAATTTTATATGACTGTTCAATATTTTCAGTATGGGAGTTGAACACTAAAAAATAAATCCCATACATTTCTATTTTTCAAACTTTTAATTGTTCAAATATTTCATTATTTTTCTGAACAGTCTACACTTGAACATTATCTCTATAATAGTTTTCATATGCTCTCTTTATCGTAAAATAAATATAATGCAGATGTTAAAAATAATTTTACCGAGAGTATCAATTGAATATTATTCAATCGGTTAAGAATTGATCATAAATAAAGTGTTATATATTAAGAATGATAAAAATTAGTATAGGAAAAAATAGTTCTTGAACAGGTTTCAAGCGAGAATTAAAGAATGGGGCAACATTCAATAATCCTCATCAACCTGTTTGTCAACAGTGAAAAAATAGTAAACACCTAGGAAGTGATTATATTTTTAGCTGCGACAATATTATATATGATTGTTATATATATTTATACTTTACTTTAAAAAATGGTTTAAAGTGGGTTAAATATAAAATAGAGTTTAAAGAGTTTAGCATTGGCAATTTTAAAGGTTTAGCGAATGCTTTAGATAAATTAAACTGTTCGTATATAATAAAACAAATACTATTTTTAAAAAAAATTTATTCTTTGTGCTTACTGACAACGATTTTTATGGAATTGTCTTCAGCTGTTTCAACAATCCATTCCATAGTGTCCCCTGGAGCAACTTCCAAAAATTCTGCAATCTGTTTCGGTAAGCCGACTTTCAATGATTTTGATTTAGGATTTGCAAATCCTATTTTTGATTTAAACTTAAACATGATCATACTCCCTTATATGTGTTTTTTATAATATTAATTATGTATTTTAATATATATAAAATATACATATAAGTATATATAAAAAAGATATAAAATAGATACTTTTATATACTAGTAAAACAAACATAGTATTACAGAAAGGTAAAACGTGCAGGGGCAACTGCACAAAAAATACCTAGGAAGTGAAACAAAAATGGAATTTTTAGAAGATGGCGTAAAACTCAACTTCGAGGAATACGCAGAAGTTATGAGAGCCTTACAAGCACTCGCTGCACTAAGGCCAATAGTACCTAGTTTTAATACAGATTTCAACTCTAAAAGTGTTACAACTGTAGAGGTGGAACCATGAACAAAGAACCAGTAAGATTATACAGGGCAAACCCTGCAGAGTCTTATTTCAATAAAGACCTAATCATAAGAATTAGCTTCACAACATTGCTAATCCTGGTAGCGATACTATTCATTCTAGTGTGCTTTTGGTTAATCCCACCAACATACGGATTTTTCCACTGGTGATTAACAATGTGGGCAACAGCACCAGGAGAACTAGATGACTATGACTTAGAATATCTCTATTCCATGATATTCTGTCAAGATGTAGAACTTATTGAATGGGGAAAGGAAAACAAACCCTAACTATTTACAATTTATAAGGTGATTATTCATGGTTTTAAAATTAAAAAACAGAGCAAAAGAACCAAACCTCAAAAAGGTTCTCATATACGGTATGGATGGTTCAGGTAAAAGTACATTTGCAGAAACATACTGCAGAGAAAACGGATTGAATCCAATCTGTATAGACATTGACGATACTAATTATACAAATGTGCCTATAGTTGAAATCAACTTGACTACAGACTTGACAACCTACAATTCAATCAAGGAAACCATTAAGGAAATAACCAAATCCGAATATGATACTATTATCCTTGATGGAGTCACAAGCTTATTGGAAATGCTAACAAGCAAAGCCAAAGGTATGGCTGCATATTCTGATAGATCCAAAAGATGGAATGACATCTTAAGGAATCTGGTCTCAAGCAAGAAAAACCTGATCTTCATAGGACAGATTGACATGAAACTCGTTTTTAACGATGACAGTCAATCATCTAAAGCAGTCATCAAAGTCAATTCAATGGTTAATGAAAAATACTACACTTACATTGATGACAAAGGCCAGTACTTGCATGATGTGAAAAAGTTCAGGACTTTAGAACAGATTGAAGCTGAAGCCAAACCACAACCAAAGGCTAAATCTCCAAAAATAGAACCTACCCCTGTAACTGTTAGCCGAACTGTAACTGCTAATCAAGCAAAACTTGAAGAACCTAAAACCGAAAAACTACAGGAAATGGTGGAGAAACTAAATCCGTTTGATAATGCTGAAGAGATAGCAACAAGTATCATAGCGGAATTGCCAACCAAAAACCTTGTAAAAGCATATGAAGAACTCATACGCTTAAATCGCAATGGGTTCATAACTGATGAAGAATGCCCAGCAATCAAACAAGAAATAGAGAGGTTGTTATCATGAGAAAGCAGTACAAAGGAGTCAAAGAGGACGGAACTCTCCTCGCAGGCTCCTTACTCCTAGACACCACTAACAAAAAGGAAAGGGAAAGAATACTCAAGGATTATAAGCACTTATCCGGTGCAGAAAAACTAATCCTTGTCTATGATGGTGAAAGAGAATGCTATGAGGAGGTAATCATATGATCTCCTCTACACTTATTTTTAATTCAGATATTTTCATTGATTGGTTAGTGTACAATGATGAGAAACATACAGAATACCTTGTCACTATAGACCTTGAAGAAAGGACTGTTAAATGTGATTGTCCTGACTTCAAGTTCAGAAAACAAAACCAAGAATATGGATGTGCTAAATTAACTGATATTGAACATCATTGCAAACACATCCGAAAAGCATTAGGGGGGTCTTTAGATGCAATTTAAAAAAGGAGCTCAAGTAACTGCAAGGTTACATGAATCAACAAAACACAAATTAATGAAAACAGGTTATAATGCTGCAGAAGCAATCGAATGGTTTGTGAATGAGTATTATAGCAAGAATCCTAGAAGGAGACTCGAAATAAAACAAGATTTGGAAGAGATTGAACTTAACAAGCTTAAAAAAATTGAATGCGAGGTTCAATTAGAGATTGAGCATAAAGAGAAATTGATTGATGATCTCATTCAGGAAAAAGGGAAATATCCTGAAGTTAAAGAATCTCCTATTGAGATTATGAGTATTGCTCCAGACCAAAATAGTGTTTTGAGTGATGATATTAAAGAGGCCATTAGCAGAATCAAACCGGTGTATGATGATAAAAAAGAGTTGATTGTAGGTAAGAACACTACTCCTGGTGAAGCTTTAGATGTTTTTATCAGCTTGAATGGGGAGTTTGTCCGGAATGTTTATTCAGAGTTTGGTAAAGGTTTGAAGTGGAGAGAGTTCAAGGAATTGTTGTTGTCTGAGGTGGTAAGCTAAATGTTTTACAATGAATGTTTTACATTTTTGCGAAGATGGTTTGTTGAAATCAAATGTTTTACGTAAAACATTTTGTGTAAAACTGTAAAACATTTTTTTTAGAATATACTTTCGTACAATTGTATTACATTAATTGTTTTACATTATTATTATTATATTATTAAAATATTTTTTTTATTTATTATATTGAAGGTATAACGAAGTAAATTTAAAGGTGATATGAAATGGGAATATTCAATATGATAGGAAACATATCCAATCGTAAAAATCAATTCAAATTATTCACAATGCTAATGAAAATGGGACTAAACAATCCAAATGAAGTGACAAGTGTTTGTGCTACAGTCATAACAAGCATAGCAACAATGTATGAATTGCCAGAGGAAGACTTCAGAAAAATACTTGATGGGATGTTGGAGAAATATGATGAAGTCAAAAATGACCCTGAAATCCAAGAAGAAATAAACAAGAAAATTAGGAGGGTCCCATATGATTAGTACAAAGTTTGGAAATGCTTATAAAAGGAAAGATGGCTACTTCCAAATTTCTTCAGGCACATACCAAGGCAAGCTATTGCACAGATTGATATATGAAGAAAACTTTGGACCAATACCAGAAGGATTCCACATCCACCATCTTGATAATGATAAAAATAACAATGCTTTAGAAAACTTAGTATTGATAAGCAAGTCCAACCATCATAAATTGCATTTCAACATGATCAATAATCCCAATTGGGGTAATGGCCGTATCGACAAGGCAGGAGGAGTAACCTTCCTTTCAGCTGAAAAGAATAAGGGAATGACTATGCAAGCAATTGCAGATGAATTAGGATACAGCAATGTCTCCAGTATTTTCCATTACATTGACAGAAGAGGTTTAAGGTGGAATGAATTATGAAAACCAATTGCTTTAATGTTATGATCCAGATTAAATGCATTCCTGGAGACAATCATGAGGCAGTATGTGAAGAACTTGCAGATGTTCTCATGGCTTTGGATATTCTGCCATATGATTATGAAGTCAGGTTCAAAAGGATAGGTGAGTACATATGAGTTTTTGCGAGGATTGCAAACATAAAACTGATGATTATTGTGGCTTGTTTGATGATGTATTGTTCTTTGAAAACTGCATCTTCAGGAGGGGGAATGATGAAAAATAATACGATAATCATTTGTGGCTTGACAGAATGGGAAAAGGAAATGATGAAGGACAAAGGGAAATGCAGAGCTTGCATGTATAACGATTCATATTTTGATAGAAAAGAGCATGTTCAATTCTGTGGCAAAACCCATCAACGATTGAAAGCTGAAAAAACAGATTGCCCTGATTGGTTGCTTGACACTAGGTGATAAAGGATGAATGTTAGAAGTTTAAGGAAATTCATTCATGAAGCTTCCAAAAGGCAACATGAAGTGATATTCAATTGCAAGAACAATAACAGTTTCACTTTCCTACCTTTCAGAATCCCTCCTTTAGACTTCAAATCAGAATTTGACGGATTGCTGATTAATTGTGATGATGAGGATTTTATGGGTGCAGGTGAATTCCTGGTGCATGTTCATCATTTGGAAATCAACGGTGATGATAATGTTATCAGGTTGACTAAATTGGATGATGTGACTGATGATCCTATTAGTATGCGTGAGTTTTCATTGAATGATATTAAAAGCTTATGCTCTTTTAAAAGTGATTTTGTGGAGGAAACAGAGGATGTGTGATAGTATTCAGATGACTCTTGTTCCTTTTTATTGCAGTGAAAGTATCTTGAGAATGTTCATTGAACATTACAAGACACAGTTATCTTATCTTAAATGGTATTACCGGAGGGATTGAATAATGGCAGATAATAGTATTTGCAAGTATTGCAAGAATTATAAGACTAAAAAATTAAATGGTAGAGTTGTTTCTCAATATTGCTCTGCTACTGATGTGAGCTCTTATGATTATGTTGAATGTGATTGGTTCGGCAAGAAGTTAATTGTAAGGATAAAAGAATTGTTAGGGTTGTTATGATGGATGATAAGAAAATTTACTATGGTGAAAGGTTGGAGAAACCTATAATCTTGGAGAACAAAGAGTATGAGGGTTATGAGTATTACATCATAACTCTTGGAAGTCATCCGTGCTGTTATGTACTATTGCCTAAAGGACATAATTATCATGGAGAACATTATGATGATATTCCCATTAAGTGTCATTTTGGTTTGACATATAGTGAACCTACTTTGTTAAGAGATAATATAATTACTGGTGGGCAATGGGTTATCGGTTGGGATTATGCTCATATTGGAGATTATAGCATTTTCCATTTGCCTTTGATGGAGTCTACCAAAGACGGCCATAAGTGGACTTTGGATGAGTTACGCTGTGAGGTTTATGAAGTTATAGATCAACTAGTGAATGGTGATGAATGATGAGTTTGTATGTGAGAGATTTGAAGAAAATATTGGAAGGTCTTGATGATGATACTGTAGTGGAGATAGATACTGTTGATGGAATCAAGCCAGTACATGAGGTCCAATTCCAAGATATAGGATATTTCTGTGGAATCAATTCCAATTATGAACCTATAGAATCTACTTATCCTGCATTGGTCCTTGTTTTAGGGCATCAAGTTTTCCAGGAAGGAACAATAAGTGACCGTGAATTGTTTGACTTTTGTTATGAGGAAAGGGATCCTTTAATCAAGGAGATAAGCTTTTGGATTAAGAAAGGCTTGACTGATGATGGTAAGAGGAAGATTAGTAGGAAGACTGCAGATAAATGGAATGGTATATTATGGGATATGCTATGGCATTTACCAGTCACTAATCATAAGAAGGTTGGGAATTATAGTGTTGACAGTAATGGGTGTTTGCATTTTCATGGTAAGCAACCGAAGACAAACGGTGGTTGAAGATGAGTGAGAAAAGAGTTTGTGATTCTTGTATTCATAGGAGCTACCCTACTGGGCAGAGGTATGAGTATTTTGAAAACAAGGATATTTACATTCGAGATAACCTGACTGGTGAAAGGTTTTATATGTCTGACTTGGATATGTTATGTAATCTGTTAAATAATTATGATAAGGATTGGCAGAGAAAAAGAGTTGAAAGAGCATTGGAAATCCAAAAGGAATGTTTTAAAATAAAAGATATTCCTATTGAAAAGAAAACGTGTGGATATTGCAAACATTTCCATTTAGATGGAATGTTCGGTTTATGGTGTGAGAAAGACCATGACTGGACATTAGTTAATGAAAATTGTTCAGACTTTGAAAGGTGAAAGAATGAGTGAGAAACGATTTATTCGGAATATTGAAGGGAATATTTACGATATGAAAAATCATAAATTTATTAAAGAGGATTGGAAAGGCAAACATCTTGATTATGATGATGACCTTGTTGTTTTATTGAATGAATTAGCAGAAGAAAATGAAAAGTTAAAGAAAAAGTTGTATATTGTTGAAACAGATTGTAAAAATGTGAAAGAAAGCAGAAACCATTACAGAAAAGAGAATGAACTGTTGAAACAAGATAACCAAAGACAAAAGACCTTAAGAAATAAACATTGGAGAGAAATTCAAGCAAGAGCAAATGCATATAATCGCATTATCAGTTCTTTAGAGGATATTATTCCACAACCTATGATTGAAGAGTTAAGGAATGCTCCTTTATTGGATCGTGATTATGAAGGAGTGGAATCTAATGAGTGAGGAAAAGATCCATACCAAAGTTTCATGTCAACAATGCAAAAACTTTTTAGACTATGGATACGCTTTTGAAGGAGTAGAAGTAACCGATTGCGATTTAGGACGTTACAAAGAACATACCTACGCAGAACAACACGGTTACATCACAGAATGCGAATACTGGGAGGCCAAAGAATGCCACTGAAACCAATAATATGTATAGACTTTGACGGTGTACTTAACAATTACAACGGATATGATGGAGATAACCTAGGAACACCAAAAGACGGTGCAAAGGAATTCCTTGAAAAACTCAGTAAAAGATTCACTGTAATCATATTAACTGTTCGCAGATACAGTCTAGTCATAAAATGGTTAGTTGATTATAATTTGTGGGATTATGTTCAAGATGTTACAAGCATAAAACCTGCAGCTGTATGTTATGTGGATGACAGGGGAATTAATTTCAATGGAGATTACGACAAAGCCCTAAAAGACATTAACAATTTCAAAACCTACTGGGAGAAATGATTTATGAGAATATCAAAATTATGTTATCAAATAGTAGGGATCATAATAGCTCAACTGGTTTACATATACCTGGCTTCAAGGATAGGTTGGGCTTGGGATACTGAAATGGGAGGGTTTACCATATTCCTTGTAGGCTTCATCACGGCAAAAATAATAGGGGATTTCTTATGAAACAGAAATTAGAGTATTATTTTATTAAATTGTTTTTCAAAGTGATAAAAGATTACACAATATTCTTTCTAGTGGAGGATGGAGCATATTATGTAAATGACATTATGATTGATACCAAAACAAAAGATATAGTTATGAAATACGTTGAAAGAAGGGAGGAATAACAATTGAATGATTTAGGATTTAATGAAGAATACATTAACCCAATAAAGGAAGGAATCAAAACCAGCACAATACGTAGACATTTCAATGCAAAAATAGAGGATAAGATTCAAGCTTACAATGCTGACAAAGTCATCTTTGAAAACCTAAGATGCAAACCATTCGGTAATCTCAAAATAACAAGCATAGAATACATACGCTTCGATGAGATAAATAAGGAAATCGCAAGGACAGAAGGATACTTGCATGAAGACCTATTGAAGGAAACATTATACGAAATTTATGATGAAATCAAACCTTCAACATTACTTTACTATATACAATTTGAATTCATATCTTTAGAGGATGAGGATAATGAACCAACTGAATGAAAAGTTAAGAATAATAAGGATACAAATTCAAGCTGAGGAAATGCAGCCAAAACCAGATATTGAAAAACTTAAATCATTAAGGAGTGTGGAAAGATCATGCTTGAAGCAGCTTATGAAATAATCATCTCAATGATAAGTATGTTCTTAGCAGGAACAATGTTAGGATGGTTCCTAAAGGATTATCAGTATACACGCAACAAGATAAAAGAAGCTGAAAAACAATATGTCACTTGGAATGTTCCTGATCATGCCAACTGCAGATGCAGCATACAATATCCTGAAGACGGTGTTGATGATGATGAGCAAATGTAAATGGTGCGGAAAAGAATACAAGAAAAAATACAACAATCAAGCTTGCTGCAGCAAGGAATGCCAGGACAAGCTGACTGCAGAAAACAGTGCCAAGTCAAGCATGCGACATTACTACAAACACAAAATAGGGAACACTAGCAAAAAAGCAGTCACAAGCCTTGGCAGCAAAGGCACATCAAGTTCAACGAAACCAAAAGACACACCTGAAGATGAACATGAATGGGCGGTAAATGAAGCAAAAAGAATAGGGTTCAACATAAAAAAGTTTAATGGTCCTTTAGCAGCAAAATAAGAAAATGTTTCTATATTGTCAGAACAATATAATGAGAAGAACTATATATTGCATTGTTTTTCTCTTTTTACGTCCATGTGAACTACACATATTCTGTGATAAATTTACCATTTTTAAAGCAATGAAAAAAATACCTTTTAAATTATCTAAAAAATTCGATTTCCTGGTTGGCATAAAAACATGACTACCACAAACAAGAAACGTAGAATAAGTTGCCCTTGTTGTGGCAGTACAAATTTATGCCTCCTGGAAGATGAAACATATTGCAGAGAATGCGGCCTTGTACTGCAAGGTGTGCCAAGTATAGATCACTATGAATATGGGTACATAATAGGAGGCAAAAGACAATTGTATACTGAAAGGAGGATAGAATAAACCATCATGCAAAAAGAAGGGGGAAAATAGGGCATATTTTCTTATATATCATTTCGTAGATGTCATCTAGATTTTAATTTCTAATTTTCATATAAACTCTTTAAATATTTCATATAACATGTTTACAAAAAAAATCGCTAAAACATAATATCTTATAATTTCATAATATATTCCTATTTTCATAAAATCGCTTATCCTCATTTTTCTTTTTGTGTGGTGGTTTATTGTATCTTCCTTTATTAAATTTTGCAAAAAAACATTTATTAATAGCTTCTACAATTTTTTTGCCTTTAAAAAAGAAATAGCCAAAAATAGGGAGGTCCAAAAGATTTTTCTTATCAGGGGGAAAAATCTTTAGGATTCTCCCTTTTTTTTATAAAAAAATTATACTAAATTTAAAAAAATAATTAAGGTGTTATGATTGACTTGCAATTGTATCTATGAAGAACGTTTAGCTACTATAGAAAAAGACATAGCGGAACTTAAAGTAAAAATGGATACCAAAAATGATAGTCTTTACACTCTTAACAAAGAAATAATGCAGGATAGACGCCACCAGCAGGAATTGCTTGAAAGGGTTACAAAGGTTACCGTGTTACTAGAAGAAAGCCAAAAGCAAAGGCATGACAACAATGATAAGATTAAAGCTTTGGAAGATAAGATTGACAAGTTACAGGATGAGGTAACTAAACAGTCAAGCAGCCTTTCAAGTTTCAGAAATACTATGATAGCCTTGATACCGATAATAAGCATAATTGTTGGAATAGTGCTTCATTTCCTAGCGTAAAGGTGTAAACCTTTACAACCTTTTACATTTACAAATATTGTAAACCTTTACAAAAATTGGTTATATGATGTGTATATTATGCCACCTAGAAGTGCAGTTGAGAGAAGCGAACACAGAGATGAAATAGATGACTTATTATTGGAGGGTAAGTCTCCGAGATTTGTATCTGCTTGGTTGAAGGATTCATATAATGAACACATATCTCATACTGCTATAAACAATTATCGTAAAAACAAACTCAACGTCACAGAAGAGGCCGCCAAGGTTTACCATGAAAGAAGACAAAAAGAAAAAAAGGCCGATGAGAAAACCGATAAGAAAAAACAGAGAAAGGTCCGTAAAGTTGTATCTGACCTTGAAAAACTAGATGTTATCATAGAGGATTCCTACAACATAAAAATAGACATTGAAAGATTGGAGAAAGACCTGGATTCAGACCAGGTGCAAGTTGAAAAGTTAAAGCTTCAACAAAGAAAACAAGCAATCGAAGCAATAAACGCTAAAAACAACATCCTAAAGAATGATGACACTAACATTGAAGTAAACATCAATAACAACTTTGATGATCTCTTCAGTGAGGAAGACATTTTGAGGTTTATTGATGAATCCGATTTTATTGAAAAAGACACTTAATAATCTTTACCTTTTTTACAGAGCATTCGTAGCCAACGGTTACGAGGATAACGTTCATGCTCCACACATAGAAAAATTAGCTAGAAAGCTAACTGAAATAACCTTCAAGCCTACAGCAAAGAACAGGTTATGTGTTAGTGTTCCGCCACAGCACAGTAAATCAAGCCTTATCACCATTGCATATACAGTATGGCTAATACTGCAGAACCCAAACTTGAAAATATTAGTGATAAATGCAGAATCAAGCCTAAGTGAAACCTTTGGTATACAGATAAGAGACCTTATACAACGCTTAAATGGGTTGAATGGAGTTACAATATCCAATGTCAAATCATCAAACACCTACATAATGTTTGAAAAGAACGGCAAACTGGCAAAAGGCCACATCCGTTTAGTAGGTGCAAGCGGAAGTATTACAGGACATCCTGAAGATGTGATTATAATCGATGATCCATACAAAGGAATCGATGACATAACTCCCACATTACTGGAAAAGAAATGGCTCTGGTATTCCACTATTGTAGAACAACGTTTCCGCCCAAGAACAATAGGAATCATACTCCATACCAGATGGCACAGTAACGACCTAATAGGGCATCTTCAAGAGGAGGAACCAGACAAATACGATTTCATGAGCTTCCCAGCCATAGACGATAATGGAAATGTTTTATGGCCTCAATATTACGATATGGATTTTTACTTACATAAGCAAAAAAGACTTGGAGACAGAATGTTCCAAGCATTATACCAGCAGAAGCCTTTAGACTTGACCAGTAACTTTTTTTATACTGATAACATCATTTGGGAGGAAACTCCTTTAAATTCATATTACCTTCATGATTGCAGAAGCTGGGATATGGCATATACAGAAGCCACTAACCCAAATGCAAAAAATGCAGACTACACTGATGGTGTGGACGCATATAAGGTTAATGAAAACCATTACCATTTTGAAGATTTCATACATGGGCAATTCGGTAAAGAGAATATCCGTAAAGTCCAGTCAACAGCAAGAATGGATGGTTTGAACAAGAAGATCCTTATTGAAACAGGTACCAAAGGTGGAGCTGCAAAAGAACTGTACAACCTATGGAGCGATGATTATTTGGAAGAGTATAATTGTGAACAATCAGAGCCATGGGGTACAAAACTGGATAGGGCTCAAGCATTGGCAGATGCAATGTATGATGGGAAAATTCATTTTTACATACCAGATAAGGAATTACGGAAAACAGTATTAAGCCAGTTCAAGGCATTCCCCAACGGAGAGCATGATGACATCATAGACTGTTGCTCTTATGCTCTACTGTATCTTAAAGACAAGGGCGATATAACTGGCATTTACGGAACTGGAGACACAAATTATTGAAGGATAAGATGTGATATATTATGAGCTTATACGATACTGCTAAAAATTTAATCAAATCAACTATACCAACCAACCTAACAACAAGGGAATCATATAACAGCAACTCCCCAAGTGTAGGAACAGGTCAAAGTCTTTATGATGCATTAGTGGGAAGGCATACTGGCAAATACAGTTACCATGATTACAAAACCATCAGCCAGGATTACCAGGTCAAGATAGCATTGCAGATAGTGACAAACTTCCTTCTCAGCAAAAACTATATCATAACAAGCAATAGTGACGATGAAGAAGATGTCATGATAGCAGATTTTATCCAGGACATGCTAGACAATCTGGAAACACCATTAAGAGGTGTCCGTAAAAACGTTTACACTGCTATCAAATATGGTTACAGTGTTCATGAAAGAGTTTACAAGTTAAACACTGATGGAAAGATTGTATTGTCCGCATTATACCCTTTACACATGAAAACATTACAATCAAATCCTTTCAAATTTGATGATGAAGGCAACCTTACACATATTCATCAACAATCAACTAACGGTTCTGCCGACATTGAAATAGGTAAAATACTATTATACAGTTTTGATGCAGAATTCGATGAGCTACAAGGAAACAGTCTCCTTAATGAATTGGATGACATTGTCAGACCAAAAAAGAAAGTCCTTGAATGGCTTATAACATTCTTGCATAAAAATGAGAATCCTGTAATGTATGGTAAAACACGTGATGGCAAATCAGCTGCTGCAATACGCCACGGCTTCGATGAAATCTCCGGTGGAAAAACCAACATTACCGTTAACCTTGAAGATGAGATAGGAATATTGGAATCCAATCACCGTGGCGAAGGGTTTTTCAATGCAATCAACCTTTACGACAATGTCATTATGCGTAGGATGTTCATAGGAAACCTATTAATGGGAGATGGAGGTCAAACTGGAAGTTACAGTCAAAGCAATAGCCAAATGGAAATGACACTCAACATCTTCAACGGTATCCATGAAGACATATCCTCATGTTTCCAAGAAATGATAAATGAGATAGTTGAATGGAATTTCGGATCATCAGCTAAGGCACCGAATTTCAAGTTTGAATCATTCATTGGAAGAGACTATTTAGGTTTACTTCAAGCATTGCAGCCTTACTGCCAAAACATGCTTATAGACACATCCAGTCCTTGGTTTGAAGAGCTTATCTCTACAGCTGTTCAAGAGCAATCTGGAATCAAGGTAGATAAGGAGACAGTAAGTGAAGTTGATGATGCTGATGTGGATTATGCAATGACAGAAACATTGCCTGGAACTGATGAGGCTAATAATTTAATCAATCAGATAATATGAGCAAAAAACCGAAAAGGCCAAACCTAAAGAAGCAAGTCAATACAAATACAAAGCGTTTCAAGGTTCTTATGAAAGACATTCGTAACGATGTCAAAGCAAGGACAAGAAACAGCAAGGACTTGGATGAATGGCTAGAAAAACTACAACCCTATGTTGGAGAGAACTGTCTAATCAATGGTGTTCATGGAGCCGAAGCAGCAGCCATAATAAGGAACATCGTAAAGACAGTTGAAATGACAAAGCTCCCTCCTGGTGCAAACCAGGAAATAGTCAAGGGAGTAATGAGTGAAGCCTGCATGACTTATGTCTCCAATGTAGGCAAAGACATACAAACAGAGCTACAAAGAATAGCTGTTGAATCTTACAATAATAAACTTGCTCCACGTGAAATAGCAGATGTGATGGCACAAAGGATAGATGTACTATCCACTACACGTTGTCAAGTCATAGCCAGAACTGAAACCATGAGAGCAAACAACTTATCTAACCTTATAGCTGCACGTGAGAATGGAGCACAATCCTACACTATAGAATGTGATCCTGGTGCATGTGAGTTATGCCTTGAAAAATACAAGGAACTTGAAGGAGACCAGGAAATACCTGAAGCCAGTAACGAATCCACTATTTTTGACATAATGGATACAGATAATTTCCCACCATTCCACCCAAACTGCAGATGCACTCCAAGGTTTAGCACAAAAACAGTCGAACAAAGACTAGGAGACACTGAATAATTATGTTAGAGAATACTAAAATCTGGACAAAAGGAAAACTGGAATTATTCCTTAACAATGAACCTCAAGAGGTTTATGTAACCAGAGAAAGCGTACATGATACTTATAAGGACCTGCAGTCTACTCTTACCAATGACGGAAGCGTACCTATTGGTATAGACCACCTTCCAGAGGCAGTAATAAAAGCGAATCCTATTCTTGAGAAATTGGATTTGCTTAATGTAGGTACTATAACAGCTGTTGATTACAATACCGCAGATGACAGTATTGAAATCAAGGAAGCTACACTCACCAACCCATTAATCAAGCAGTTATACTTGGATGGTGAGTTGGATAGTGTGAGTATAGTTGCACCTGCAACTGTCAAGACATGTCCACAAAACGATGATGTTTTGATAGTTGAAAAGACTACAATTGATCGTGTGGATATTGTCGGTGAAGGTGCATGTCCAACTTGCAAAATACCAAAACCCACTAACGCTAGGGATTTTGTGTATGCAAGAAAACCAATAAATACCAATACGGAGGTTAATGATATGGCAGAAGATGAAACCATTACTATGGAAAACATTCAAGCATTGCTTGATGAGGCACTTAACCCAGTTACCGAAAAATTAACTGCTATAGAAGAAAGAGTAGCAGCTCTTGAAGAAGAACCAGCAGACGATGAAGGTAAACCAGGTGAAGAGAATGATGAGATTAAAGCTGCAAAAGCAGAAGCTGCAGAAGCAGTTGTCGACGCTCAAATCATGGCAGGCAAAGTGGTGCCTGCACAAAAGGAAGCAATGACTAAACTTGCAATTGCAGACATGGAAAGCTTCAAGGCTTTAATGAAAGATGCTCCAATCGTTGTAGATTTGGAAGCTAGAAGATCATTACTTGGACTTGATGACGAAGAGGGTGACGAAGAGTTATCCGATGATGAAAAATTAATTGCAGAAGTAAACGCTGCATTCAACAAATAAAATCATAAACTTATTTATCGAGGTGTTTTTAAAATGAGTGAAAAATATGACATTGGAAGCTTCGGTGTAACCGCAGCATTCAAAGTAAAAGAAGGAAACCTCACCATTGTAACCACTCAAGGTGTAGGTGGGGACATAACCAGACCCTCCCTTGCAACCCCTGTTAAAAAAGGCATGGGATTAAAGATTGCTGGTGATTTCTTATTCGCACCAGTAGGGGCAGGAGACACTCCTATCGGATTTGCAGCAGCAGACCCAGTGGATTGGGCAGTGGAACCAACCACATCTGCAAACGATGGATACTACGAAAGAAGATACTGCAGTATTGAATTCCGTGGTCACAAGATCAAGACTGTTAAACTTGAAGCAGGAAACAGTGCAATTGTTGCCGGTGATTACATCAAGGCAGGAACCACCACTGCAGACTGCTTTGACAAAGGAGCTTCAAACAACCACATTGCATTAGCATTAGAAGCAGCTAGTGCATCTAGTGGTGCAGAGATTGCAGTCTTATTCTTATAAAAAAAATTAGATTTTTGATTGGAGGTTACAATTATGGAAACTTTGCCAAAAGACTATTTCCTTAGAGGACATAACAAGGAGTACTATGTCCAAGAACAAATTTACAAAAAATTAAGATTCTTAAACGAGTTACCAATGGTACAGAACGAAACCGGTGAATTCACCAATTACATCATCGACAACAATGTCGACACTATCGGAGATCCTATTACCATTGCAGAAGGTGTTGAATTCAACGAAATCAGCTTCGGAAAACCATCCACAAAACGTGGAGCAACCATCGCTAAAGGTTTCATGTTCAAATGGACCGACAAGATGGCAAGACAAGGCAGATTAAACGCTAACATGCAAATCTTCCTTACCAAGGCCGTAGCAAGCATGACCCAGTTCTACGATAAGACTTTCCTATCCGCATTCGCTGCAGCAGCTGGAGCAAGTGCACCATCCAACCTTTCAGATTGGGGAGAGGAAACCATCGATTGTATGGCAGATGAAATCTACATCTGTGACGCTATGGAAGCTGGAGGAGACAGTGGTTTCAAAGCAACCACCGTATTCCTATCACGTGCAGATTACCTTGCAAGACAATTGTACATGAAATCATTCAACGGAAAGATTGAATCCGAATTAAACTATATCCCTATGGGTAGTGCTTTATCCACCGGTACTGGTATTGTAGTTGATGCTTCCACTCCTGTCGCAACAATCGAAAAATACGTAGACTCTAACTACAGTGTAGTGAGACAAGCAGAACTCAAAGCAGAAAAGGCCGGAACCTTGGACAACTTGAAAGTTCCTGAATCCTTCATCAACATTTGGGAACCTGAACCAAGAGTCCCTGGTGTACATGAAGTCTACCTTTGGGCTGAAGCTAACGTGAACGTTGTCGAACCAAAAGGTATTATGGTTATTGACCTTGACGGATCATAGAATCCGTCAATCTTTTTTTACCTTTTTTTATAGGAGGTTAGATTTATGACTATTAAAGGTTTTGCAGCCGCTCAAAGACATAAAGGCGGCTTTGACAAATGGGTTTACGATATGATTGTTGCCTTATCAAATGGTGAGACCAGTGACAGCACTGCCATCAATGAGATTAAAGCGGCAATCGGTACTGAAACCACTGCAGACACTATCCTTTACAGGATTAAGGCATTGGAAACTGCAGCAGCCAATAGCGGTTCCGGAGGCTCTGGAAGCGGAGGCTCTGGATCTAGTTAAACTTTAACTAGAGACCTTATAAAAATTCTTTTTCTTAAATTTATTTAATTTTTTTTAAGGAGGTTAAAAATTTTGACTGAAGAGGAAACCAATAATGAAGAGGAAGTAGAGGAAACTTCAGAAAACGAGGAAACAACCTCACATACCAACATTTATTCAAACGCAACAAGCGTACGTTCCCTCATCAAATACACCGGTGACGATGCCGATGATGATCTTGTGTTCCTTGCATGTGATAATGCAGATGCAACAGTGAAATCCAAATTGTTAAAGTTTAGGATTCCAGAACCAGACGCTAACAATATACCTGTGGAATTGAAAACAGCAGCAAACTATTACGCAGTAAGCGACATATTACAGTCATTATATAGTGGTGAGGAACGTAGCGGTAATGAACAAGCGTATTATGAGAAGGCAGATGAGTTAATCCATAACTATATAGATATGCAATTGGATGCCTTGGCTGCTACAGAGTTGAAATTCAAATCTCCTTATGGTGTAAGTCAAAGCCCTGACCCTTATCAGCTTGGAATACTCAGGAGGTAAAAACTTATGAGTATGGATGCCTTGATTGAAACAGCGACACTTGTTGAACATTTCAATCGCAAAGCAGAGGAAATACCAGACCGGTTAAAGACCTTGGTGTCAGAGGTTGCTTTCATCTACCAAAACAATATCATGGATGAAGCTCCTGTAGTGACTCATAACTTGCAGGCAGCTACCAAGATTGAGAACATTGATGATTACACTTCAAGGGTTTATGTTGATGAAGGTACTGCTCCTTATGCAATATATGTTATATTGGGAACAGGGCCTCATGAGATATTCCCTAAGAGTGCCGGTGCTTTGTTTTGGCCTGGAGCACCTCATCCAGTACCTAGTGTTTTGCACCCAGGAACTGCACCTAATCCTTACTTTGACCGTGGTGCAGAAATGGCTAAGATTGAGGCAGATATGGAAGTGCAGAATTTCATTCAATGGCTAACAGAATAAAAAGGGAGGATGTGATTTTTTTGACTAACAGTTACAAAATGACACATATAGGCTTGGCCTTAGAGGGCCTGTTACAGGACCTTAAGGATGACAATAACAGAAAGGTTTTTGACAAGGTTATTCTAGGCCTTGGGGAAAATGATGTTAAACAGTTCAATCGTTGTATAGGAATTGCATATGTAAAAGGAGCCAAAGATTTCAATGATACATTTGGAAAACGCAATGTTCCAAACAGTATTAATAGTGTTGTTGCCTTTGTGATCAAGGGAACACAAAGGGCAAGGTATGATGAGGCAATGAAAATAGCTGACATTATACTATACAAATTCAGACACAATGATGATTGGATTTACTTAAAAGACAGTAACCATCAAAATACTGTCAGAGGAACAAAGATAACTGATTTTAATGTATCATTATTCCAAAATGGTAAAAGATTAGACATTGCTTGTGTTTTCACATTAACCCACACTATATGTGGTTAGATAAATTTAAGAAAGATTACTATTTTTTTATGGAGGATGAATAATAATGAGCAGATATTTTGGATTCGCTAAAGAATCAACATATGGTACTCCAAACACCACAGCAGAAATGTACTTAAATGCTGGAAAATGTACTCTTGATGCTCCAGATGATCCGACTATTGAAGTGCCTAGTTTTGAGGAAACACCCTCTGATGTGAAAGCAGGACTTTACAGTCCTTCAGGGGATGTTGAATTGGCATTAGACATTCACAGCATAATGCCTATCCTTTATTTTGCATTCGGACAGTACAAATTCACAGAAGGAGCAACCAGTAGTGATCCTAACATTCATGAGATTTGGGCTGCAGGATGTCATAAATTACCATCATTCACTGCAATGGTGGGTAAAGGTGACTGCGGTAATACTGATGAGGAATTTGAACATCAGTTCTATGGATGTGTAATTTCAAAATTAAGTTTTGCATTATCCAATGGTTTGGCTACATGTACTGCTAGCATTCAAGCACAAAGAGATGCACCTGGAGTGATACAAACTGTTGACTTGGAAGAGATATGTCCTATTGCATTCCATGAAGCGGAAACCACCTTAGATAATGAGGACATTACAGCAGACACTACCAGCTTCAACTTTGACTTTGACAATAACGTTAAACCTGAAGATGGGCAAGTGTTCGGAAGCATGTTCCCAGATTCATTAACCAGCAATGGGAAAAGTCCTAGCGTAACCACAGAGTTAAAGTACCGTGGTAAAAAGTACCTTGTCAAGTTTTGGGGAGGGCAAAACGGCCCAACTAAACAATCCAGTTACTTCGATTATCATATAGATTTCACTGATGTAGACGGCAATACATTGCAGTTATATTTCCCAAGATGTAGGTTCAAAAGCACACCTACACCGATTGAAGGTACTGATGCAATCAAGACTAATGTATCACTTGCTATCTTAAAAGGTGAAGTGACCTTGAATGATGATGAGACCAAAATAAGGACCAGTTGTCTTGCAACAATTACCAGTAAAGACAGTGCTTACATTTCAGCATAAAACTAAATAGTTTTATGCTAAAATTAAACTTTTTTTTAAAATTTTATAATTTTTTAATTTTTATACTCTTTTTTTAGAATAATTTTTTTCATGGAGGGTTTATTTATGTCCAATTTAGAAGTTTTAGAAAAATTAGTTGCTGGAACTTCAGCAGCTAAAGAAGTAATAGTTAATTTTGAAGATAATGATTATCCTTTTAAGATAAGGCCGTTGACAGATGGAGAGTTAACAAAACTAAAAAAGATAGAAAACGGATCATTAACCTTTAAGGTTAAAATTGATGATAACGGCAAAAGAAAAGGGGAGCCGGAAACACAGAATCAGGCCGACATCAATACTGGAGAATACCAAGAAAGGCAAGTTAGAGCAAAATACACTGCTATAGCATACAGCCTCAGTGTAGATGGGGAAACATTCCCTGTAGAAAAGGTTGAAGATTTCCCTAAGGGATTGCCTGACATAGTGTTTAAGGAAGTCATAAAAATATCCGGCTTGGAAGCTGGAGACTTGGCTGTGTTGAAGAACTTTCTCTAAAACAAATGCTGCCAAGATTTTATATAAAGATCATAAGAATGGTGTAAGGCTCTGCAATTCACAGCAGGACCTTACATTTTATCAGAAATATTTCTTAAGCTTGATGGCTGCAGAGGAAATAAGGGAAGAGAAGTTGTTCCTCGCAAAATTCGATGCTCTTTGCAAAGCAAATGGTGTTAAAATCGAGGAAGATGATAATGACCCTTCAAGTTTCCGTGGAAAAATGTTAGAAAAGATGAGAAGAAATCAAGAGGAATGATAATTTATGGCAGATAATATGGAGGTTATCATATCTGCAATTGATGATGCTAGTGAAATATTCAACAGCATTGTAGCCAGTTGTGAAGAAATGATGTCTGGCATTTCTGCTAGTGCGGATGAGGCTTCGGTTAGTATTGATGAGATTGCTCCTGCTGCAGAGGAAGTTGAATCAGCTATTGCCAGTATAGATCCATCAGGTATTGATGAGGTTGGCAGTGCTGCAAGTGATGCTGCTAGCGGTGCTGATGAACTTGGCGATAGCCTTGGAGGTGCTTCAGATGCCGCAGAGGAACTAGGAAACAGTATGGGCATCATAGAAGGGGGCCTATTGTTAGGTGCTGCAGAGCAAATAGGGAACCTTGCAGGAAACACTGAGGACATGGCTCAACAAATGAACACAGCTGCAATAACTATAGGTCAGCTTGCCACTCAAACTGGCATTGCAGAACCTCAAATGGTGGCATTGATTAATGAGATAAGTAATGCTACATTCCCTAATGATGAGGCAATGATGTATGTCAAATCATTATCCCAAATTGGAGTTTCTGCAAGTAATCTTGGAAAATCCGCTACTGATTTGGATAAGATTAACGATGCCTTTGGAATGGGAGCAGGTAGAGTTAACAGTTTAGGCCAGGAATTAAGCGTACTTGGTGTAGATATGAACAATGTATCTGACAGTTTTAATGCTTTGGCTTATGCAAATGCAAATACTGTAGGTGGAATGGATAACTATTACAATTTCCTTAAGAAATACGATGCTCAATTCAAGGAATTAGGTTATGATGTAGACCAATCTTCCATAATCATTGCAGCAGCCACACAAAAATACGGTGGTGGCCGTGCTGCATTAAGCGGTTTATCAGAGGCATTGGAACAGGCTGATGGTGATACACGCAAATTGGAACAAGCTCTTGGAATTCAAGCCGGAACACTTGACAATGCAAGTGCTGTCACAGGACAATATGAAGGTCAATTGCAGGAATTGGCTAATGAAGAGGCAGAGCATAAGACAATCCTTGACCAGATAGGTGCAGCATGGGAGGATGTAAGCCTATCATTGAGTGGTGTTTTGTCTCCAGCTGCAAGTGCAATCAGTTTAATAGGTCAAGTTGGTAGTGTAGGAACGAGTGTCAAGGGTATTAAGGAGTTAACAACCACTTTCAATCAGCTCAGAGCTGCAAATATTGCTTCAACAGCCTCTAATTATGCATTGGCTGCAAGTCAAACAGTATTAAATGCTGCCACCACTATATCTACTACTGCAATGGGGATTTTAAGTGGTGAAATCAGCTTAGTAACTATTGCAACAGAAATGTGGAATGCTGTATTGGCTATGAACCCATTAGTCCTAGTGGCAGTTGCAGCAGTCGCATTGGCAGTTGCAGTTTATGAGGTCGGTAAAGCGTTCGGATGGTGGTCAGATGTATCCTCAATGTTAGATGCCATATCTGCCGGTGTAAATCGTCTATGGGAAGCGTTCATAAACAATCCGGATGTGCAGGCCTTCTTGACTGCAATAGGTGCAGCATTTAATGTAGTCTCAGGAGCAGTGGGCAATGCTGTAGGATGGGTGCTCAGTTTCTTTAATGTTTCTGCTCCAGGCAATTTTGACATAGTGAGACTGGTGATAGATGCTGTAGGTGCCGCTTGGAATGCAATGACTTTGCCAATAAGGGCTGTCATAACTGTCATAAGGACATTCCTAACAATTCAAGAATTAGGACGTCAAGCAGCACAAGGATTCATATCAAATGTGATCAATAACATCAAGAATCTTCCTAGTCGTGTTGGTTCATATGTGACTCAAACAACTTCAAGGATTGCAAGCGGTGCTCGAGCATGGGCAACAAATGCAGGAAGAGGTGCAATCAACACTGTAAACAGTGTTATAAATCAAGTTCAAAACTTACCTAATAAGGTTTACAATGAATTCATTAAGATTGGTCAGCGTATACGTGAAAGTGTAGGTGCTGCAGTGAGAGCAGCTACCAGTTTTGGTGGCGATATAGTGAGTGCAGTATTAGGTGCATTGCACATTGCATCACCAGGTATCATACAACGTAAGACTGTTGGAGAGTTTGAGGATACTGTAACACGCATTGCAGGAACCGCAAGAAGTGCATATACTGCAGGGCAAAGCGTAGGTCAAAGCATAGTGGATGGGTTCGATGATGTGAACCTGAACAATAAGAGCTTAAATTTCAATGCCACAGGAAACATTGCAACAGACCTTGCAAATGGTAAAGGATTTGACATAACAACAGGCCAATATGTGGTAGAGGATACCAACATCAACCTTTACATTGACGGAAAATTATCACATGAATTCTTGAACCTTACCAATAACATTAATGAAGTGGAACTTGCAAGGATCATAGAGGAAAGCGAGCTTAGTGATAGGTTTATCTACAAGCTTGTGCATAGTGATCTGTTCCAACACTTGGATAATAAGGTGAAGGTAAGATTGCAATCTAGAGTAAAACGTAACGGAGCATAATTTTATGAAGAGTATTATTATTCAACCATCCCATGTAAGAGGGTTAGGCAATATCCTTGACAATGAGGATAACATACAGGGTTTGCATTGCAGGGTGGAAGCCCAGGATTCTCTTGTTGAGTTTGATGATCTTGAATTGAAAACTTATCATATGGGTACAGGAACTCAGTTAAACATCAGATTCATTTTAGATACTCTCAGTATACTTCCAGAGCAAAGCGTTCATATAGATGTGCTGGTTACTGATGATGAGAACAATCCAGTAAGTGGTGTTGATTTGTACATATATGAAAGTGATGAGCTTATAAGTCAGATGGAAACTGATGAGGACGGATACGGTGTTGAAGATGGAAGTTTAGGTTTCAACTTCACTAGTGAAGATGTAGGTAAGCATACATTGAAATGTGTGATTCCAAGACAGGACCTTTACTATGAATCCAAGAACGAATTAGTGATTAATGTATTGCAAGAAACCACTCTCACATTAACAATTGATCCGGATGAAATTGATACACTCACCGATACAATTACCTTGTACGGCACTCTTCTTAATGAGGAAGAAGAGCCTGTTGTCGGTGAGATCATAACATTCTATGATAACACCACCCTTTTGGGATGGAGCATTACCAACGATTTAGGTGTTGCTACTTTAGTGGTTAACATAGAGGATATACAGGATTTAGGCCTTGTACCATATATCAGCATTGGATGGACCAAGACAAGTGACAATCCTAACAATCATACAGAGGACGGAAGCCTTTATGTCTCTGCAACAATCAACGATACAGGCATCACTGGTTTGCCTTTGACTATTCTTGTCAACAATGATGTAATGTTTGAAGGGGTTACTGATTCAACAGGACATGCTGACCTTTTAGACACCACTCTTAATCAGAATGCGGTTGTAACAGTAATCACTAAACATACCAATCTTTATAATGCGACCACTAAACAATACCGTTTAGGTGAGGATAACATGTTGCAAGTTTACAGTGTAGGCCTTGCAGGAAACGGCCTAACAAACCCTAATTGTCTTGGTGAGGTTTCCTGTGTGCCTACTGATACTAATATCACTTGCAGTGTAAATGTCCGTACCTTGAACAATGTGCGTGTTCCTGGTTTGACTGTGGAGTTCTATAAGGACAGCACATTGCTTGGTACTGGTGTGACTAATTATAATGGTAATGCAAGTTACACTTTGACTAGTGGAGATAGTAGTGCGGAGTATTTGTTGAAGGCTGTCATAAGCAATCAAGCGGGTTATACTGGCACTAACCGAGAGTTTAACACTATCCTTGTCGGTGGCGAGGGCAGTACTTGTGAAGATTATATATAAAGTAAGGAGTTAATTGAGATGAGTATTTGTGATAAGATTAATACTGCAGGGGAGACATTAGAAGCTAATCTCACTGCAAGAGGTATAAGTTGTGATTTCGGTAAGAATAGTGATGGTAAGGATACAATCCAGGATATGGCAGAGATGATCACTGCATCTAATTTGCGAGGTATTGGTGATGCCATTATCCATATATCAGCGAGTAGACCGTATTTGTTATCTGGTGAGAAGACTGATTTGATTGTGACTTTGCATAATGGTGTAGGTGCTCCGTTAGCAAACAAGAGTGTAACTGTGTCAGATGGTACTTCGTTATACAGCGGTTTAACAAACTTGAATGGTACTTTTACCTTATATGATGTTACTGTTTCATCTAACACCACTTTCACTGCAAGTTATGGGTCTGTGAGTAATACTTGTACTGTTGAGTATTGTACCTTTGTTGATTATGCAGTTAAAGACAATCATAACCATAATTATTTCAATCAAGCAGGTACAAGCAAGGTAACAATTACCGAAGCCGATGGGTATAAGGAGTTCAAGACAATCAGTACAACAGCAGGGAATGTATATATTGGCTCATCAACTTCTTATACTGGCTTTGATGTAGGGGATACTTGGACTATCATATATGATAAACTGTACATTAATGGGTATAATGTTGCTTTCCAATGCTATAATAGCTCTACAACAGTAAGTATCAACTCTACAACATTGCTTTCACATAATAGTGATTTTCAGGAATTGAAATTCGTATGCGATGGCTCATCAATCAAAGCATATGTCGATGGTGTATACAAGACACAAACCAGTTACACTTCAACTGGACACGGATATTTGAGAATCAATCTTAACAATAACAATGGAGCATCACAAGTAACATTCCGAGCAAAAAATATCCGAATTTTATAGGGTTTCGTTTTTCAGCGGTATAACGAATAATCAAGGGACATTCACCTTATATGATGTGGAAGTTACTGATACTATTACAATGTTTACTGCCACATATTCAAGTGTTAGTGCAAGTTGTAAGGTTGAGTATTGTTTATTTGTTGATTATGCAGTTACAAGTAAATATAACACTAATTATACTGTGGGTAATGCCGTAACAAAGACAGTAGGAGACAATTACACCACATTATCATCTACCAATTCAAACTCCTCCACAGGTAGAACCGTTTCAACATCAAGTTTCAGTGGAGATTTAATATTGGAAATGGAAGCCAATATGGTAAATTATGCATCCAATTGGGCTTTCTATCTTGGTTTCAGAAACGGTTCCAACCATAGTATTGCACGATTGCTTGTTGATGATTGGAGATACATCAAATTCACAAGAGAAGATGGTGTCTGCAAAGGATACATATCAACAGACAATAATACTTGGTCTGAAATGAGTATGTATTCTGATGATGTGGGGTCAAGTGATGTGCAATTGGAATTATACATTTACAATGCAACTGGAACTTCACATAGTGTACAATTCAAGAATGTGAGAATCAAAGCATTATAATGTTTCAGTAGATTATGAAGTTTTTGTATTTGAAATCAATAGTGGTGGGGATAACATCAAGTACAGTAATTTCAGAATGTACAGTATTGATTAACCCTCTCTGATTCTGAAATTCTTAATAAATCGCAAAATTTTTATATGAAAATTCTACAGTTGCATTTTGTCGGAAACCAATCGCATAAATCTCATTCATAGTCCTATCATATTCAGCATCTATTACTCCATTTAAGTATCTTCTAACTTTTGTACCAGTTATTTCAACACGATAACTTCCAATGTTAGAACAAGTCCAAGTGAAATAAGTATTATCTCCCCTAATCTCAAAATTCGGGGTTCCAGTTGTTATTTCTGTGATTTCAAATTCCACATTGAAAGGAGCAGTATAAAGTTTTGTAGAAGACCAACTACCACTTCCCCCACTAAAATATGCTTGAGCACCACTTGGGGAGGTTATTTTCAAGTTAGTGGCATTGTCTGTCCTTGTTCTTGTGAATGAAGAGTTTTGATTATACCAAGTATCATTATGTTTTGTACTTGTTCCATAATCTACGAATTGACATAAGTATACATTTGTTGTTGCAGTTTCTGTTCCATATGTAGCAGTGAATGTGGTATCACTTGAAACTTCAACATCATATAATGTGAAAATTCCTAAATTATTCGTTATACCGCTGAAAAACGAAACCCTATAAAATTCGGATATTTTTTGCTCGGAATGTTACTTGTGATGCTCCATTGTTATTGTTAAGATTGATTCTCAAATATCCGTG